TGTTGTGGTGTGACAGCCCGTAAATAATGATTTAAACAAAACCAATTTAGCGAAGCGTGAGGCTCAATCATTAGCCACTGTCACCATGCCAGCAGATTGGTTTTTTTTATGCGAGAAACAAAATGAGTAAAGTAGTTGCAATCGTTACCGCAAAGCGTAACAAACCAACAACCACATCGTTAATAGTTGCTGAAAGCTGTGGTGTTCAACACAAAAACACAATCGCGTTAATCCGCAAATATCAAGCCGATTTTGAAACATTTGGAAGGGTCGCGTTTGAAACGCATACCTTTAAAACCGCTGGTGGTATGCAATCACAAGAATTTGTGAACTTGAATGAATCGCAAGCAACCTACCTAATTACGCTATTCAAAAACACTGAAATAGTAAGGGCGTTTAAATTACGCCTTGTTCAAGAATTTGCAATTATGCGCGAATCTTTGAGCAGTCCAACGCGCAACAAAATCATTCAAGACAAACGCGATTCACATTCATTCATGACTGACAGTTTAATGTTGCATCGTGATTTATTGGGTATTGAAACAAAGGGCTATCATTATGCGAATGAGAACCTGATTTGTAATTTGGCGTTATGTGGCGAATCAAGACCGATTGAAGAAAGTGAGCTTGATAATTATGATGCTTTGTTATTGCGTAAGATACGCGAAAGAAACGCGCTTTTAATCCAGCGTGACATTGATTTTGATGCACGAAAAGAATTGCTGATTGAATTTGCTAATCAGTATCGAACCCAAAAACCACGCTTGCAATTGGTTTAAGTCTGTAAAATGGTTAAGCCGACCATTTAAAATAATCGGCTTACTTTAAAAGATGTTAGCGCATCTAATTTTTAATTGAACAATTTGGAGTTCAAAATGAGTATAAACAAAAATGCAGTAGAAGTGTTGTGTGGTGAATTTAGCTTTAATTTGCGCGGCGAATTTGAAAGCAAAGTTATTGAAATCACACCAGAAACCGCCACAAAATTACTTTCATTCAGTGAAGGTAATCGCGCTTTAAAATCTACCCATGTGTCAATAATGATTCAAGCAATCAAAGAAAATGATTTTGTTGTAACAAACAACGCTATTTCATTTGATGAAAACTTTGTTTTGCGTGACGGGCATCATCGCTTAAAAGCTATTTCTATGGCTGGGCTACCAATTAAACACGCGGTATCAATTAACATTCCATTCCAAAACTTTCAACACGTTGACAGGGGTGTTACTCGCTCGCAAGCTGATATAATTTCAATTTACGCACAGCGCGATTTTAATTTCCCTGTAACTGCTAGAACAGTAGCAATTGCTAGGATTATTGCAACAATTGGAGGGGCTACAATCGGCTCTAGGACTGGACACAAGAAAATTGAATCAATTATAGATGCAAACAAAAACGGCATTAGTTTTCTTTGTGAAAACTATAATACGACCAAAAAGGGAGTGTGCGGTGCTTTAATATCTGCACCTATTTCATGTGCGTTTGACCATGTACCACATGAAAAGCTAGAAATTTTTTGCATGATGTTGTCGCAAGGCGTTTCGTGTGGATTAAAAAGCGAATCAAACGCGGCTTTGTTTTGCCGTGACGCAATTATTAGCGGAAAATTAGAGGAGCAAATGGCTAAACTTGGATATAAAAGGGGGCTTGGTAGCAGTTCGGCGGATTCAAAGGCAGTTAGGATTGTTGCGTACTTTGTACAATACTGCATTCAGCAATTTGTCGGCGGCAAAGATGTTAATCGAATTGTAATGGGCGCAAAAATTGACAAAGAAACCAAAGAAATAATGCTTTCACCCGTGATTTACGCACCTGTTAGCGTTATCTAAGCCAAACCAACGCACAAGGACGTGCAAAACTGGAATAAATGAAATGAAAAAAGGCGATAAATACAAGTGCTTTGAGCGCGGTGCATATTATGAAATTTTATGCGCGGGACGTGAAACGGTTACGATTAGACGCATTCACGATAACGAGCAGTTCAAGTTTTCTTTATTCGAATTTAACGAAAGGTTTTATAAGCCATGAAACTACCACCTGAAATACAGCTATTCGGCACACCAGATAAATCCGACACGGCAAGCGAATCACAGCACGCCATGACATTCTTTGCAAAGCTACGCCGTGAATATCCGCAATATGGCGCGATTGCAACGCACGTTAGAAACGAGGGTAAGCGTTCAGCTATGCAAATCCAAAAGCAAAAAGCCGAAGGTTTAACAACGGGAGCGGCAGATATTATTATCTGTGCTAATCCGCCTTTTGTGTGTGAATTAAAGTCACGTTCGCCACGCGCCACCATTTCACCAGAACAAATCGAATACCTTTTAAACGCGCAAAAACTAGGTGCGTTCGCGTGTGTTGCGATTGGTTATCAAGGTGCGATTGAAGCGTTTAAAAAATGCTATTGTATTGAGTGAAAATTTATAATATAATTTTCACACCTTGAAATTACAAGGCAACTTAAATAGGAATAAGACAATGGCAAATCAGATCATCGACAATCTTTTAGCAAGCGGCGCAATTATGCGCGGTACTGCTTTCAAAGATTTATCAAGCAAGTTTCAAGACGTTTTATTTCGCCGCAAAGTAGCGAAAAAAACACAAATAGAAAACCATCAATCAAAAGAAATGCGCCAATCTCTACAAAGATTGGTTAATTCAAAAACACAAACCAAGTGAAGTAAATGAAAGTACCACCATGTTTTTATCGTGGGAAAACTTCACAACATGTTAAAAGCACCATCCTAAAGCTCTTGCCGCACACGCGGTTATTTTTTAATTTAAGGGGAAAATTATGTTTTTAGGTTATCCATTATCAGATTGGTACGCATTCTTTGAAGCGGTTGAAATGTTCGGTTTAATTTTTTTGATTGTTGTTATTGTTTCACTTCACAATGAAGAAAATAAATTCATTAACAAAAACCGTTTTATCAAATGAGTGCAACAGCGGCATTGTGCTTTGCTTTAGTTTCTTACCGTGAAGCACGCTCCGAACCGATTGCAGCTCAAATTGCAACCATGCAAGTATTAAAAAATCGTGCGGCGTTAAACCGTGAAAAACCATGCAAAGAACTAGCGAAGCGCAGACAGTTTGCATGGACATCAAAGTATAAAGTCACACCGCCAAAAACAATAGGCGAAAAGGATAAAAACGCATGGCAACTATCACAGTCGCTATCACAATCACTAAGCAGGGTAAGCGTAAAAGGCATAAAACCAAATTACGTTTATTTCAACACGTTAAAACTCGGCAAACGATACAAGACGAAAACCACGCCGATACAGCTCGGCGGGTTACTATTTTATTAAATCCATAGATAGCAGGGACTGCTCGCAGTGCAAGCTATACAGTTCAAGGTGGCAAGTGAGCTGCATTGAAAAAACACCACCAGCAAGGGCGCGGTTTAATGCTTACCTCGTAATAAGTGATTCCGCCCGCGTGACCTTGCACTTTTTAGGAATCAATATGTATAAATGCCCAATTTGTAAGCATCAACGAAATAGTAAGATGCACACCGCAAGATGTTCAAAGATAGCAAAAGAAACGCTTGAACCAACACCAACAACTGAAAAAAAGACAAGCGCGTATGTTTCAATTTATGACCACAAACCATCAAATAGTAGGTTTAAATGAACGAAAAGAAAATTGCAGAATCTATTTATTACAAGATGTTAATTGCATCAAAACCACGTGTTAAAAACAGACCAATAGGAATGAAATATGTCAAAAGCAAAAATAATAGCTGATTCAATCAGCGAAAGCGGTATCAGAATAACAACAATGGAACTAGAATTCGAAAGATTCCTTTTGAGCCAGTTCAATACGCATAGAATGTTTAGCCGTTCCGCACAATCAAGTCGTGCAGTTCCAGTGCAGAAAATGATTGATACACTAAACAGTAACGAAACGCCAGTTTTTAGAAAAGCACAGGCTGGAATGCAAGCAGGCGTCATTTTAAATGACGCAGCAATAATTATCGCAACTGACATTTGGAATTTGGCAAAACAAGCAGCTATCTATCGTGCTAATGATTTAAAAATACAAGGTGTTGCAAAAGAAATAACAAATCGTTTGTTAGAACCATTTAGCACGGTTAAAGTAGTTGTAACTGCTACAGAATGGGAAAACTTTTTTGCATTGCGCTTGCACCATGCAGCACAACCTGAAATGCAAGACTTAGCGCAAGCAATGAAAACTGCAATGGATGAATCTGTGCCGATTAAATTGGATAGCAATGAATGGCATTTACCATATATTGATACATACAAAGAATGTGACGAATTATATGATGAAAAAACAAACCGTTCCTCAATTGACCATTTTTTTGGAAAATATGATTTAAGACTAATTAGCGCAGCACGTTGCGCCCGTGTTAGCTATTTGAATCACGATAACTCAACGCCTGATATTGAAAAAGATTTAGAGCTTGCTCAAAGATTGCTTGCTGATAAACACTTGTCCCCCTTCGAGCATCAGGCGCGTCCAATGGAAGACGTTTCTTCTTATGAAGACGGAGTAACGCATTCGGTTTATGGATTTGACGCTAATGAAAAATGGTCTGGTAACTTTCGCGGGTGGATTCAAAACCGTCAATTGGTGGATTTATGATTTTTCTTTACGTTGTTTTGGTTGGTTTAGCTGGTGTTGGTTTTACTATTTACAGCATCAACCGCGAGGTAAAATGCAAACATACGCACTTTGCAGAATATCGCGGTAGCAAAAAAAAGCAGTGCATTGATTGTGGTTTAGAGGTAAGTATCGATGCAACAAATTGGTGATATTTCGCATTACATTTCACGCCTAACTGCTAGGCGTGAACATCACGAAGTTAGTGTTTATAACGACTTAAGCGTTATTTCGTATCAAAAAACTGTTGCAACTCTCGAAAGTCAACAAGGTTTGACTGTAAAACGACATGGCTATCAAAAAAAGCTGCAAGACACGCGAGAAAGATACCATTTAAACCGCGAACATAGAATGCAACAAATCAAGCAGTATCGCGCTAATAATCCTGAAAAGGTTAAGCAGTGGCGAAAGAAAAACAACGAAAAAAACAAAGATTATCAAGCGCAATGGAGAAAGAAGAACTCCAAAAAATGCACGCGGTACGCTTACAAGTACAGAAACAAAAAACTGGCTGCAATGACACCAGACCAGCAAAAAGAGTACAAAAAACAGCAATACCAGCAAAACCGTGAGCGTATGATTGAAAAACACGGTTTAGACGGTTGGCGTGCTATCTGTAATGAACGAACTAAAAAAGCAAGGGAGAAAAAACGTGATAAAAATAGCAAAAGTGCGTGATAACGCAACAATTCCACAATTCCAAACCAGTGGCGCGGCTGGTGTAGATTTACACGCTTGCATCAGTCATTCAACGCTTATTGCGCCGAATGAAACTGTGCTTATTCCAACTGGGATTGCAATGGATATTCCAAGCGGATGGACTGGTTTAATTATGCCTCGCTCAGGATTAGGGCATAAACACGGTATTGTTTTGGGTAATTTAATCGGTGTTATTGATTCGGATTATCGTGGCGAGGTTCAAGTATCAATTTGGAATCGCGGCGGTGAAGTTTATAAAATCAATCCTAATGACAGAGTGGCGCAAATGGTATTTGTTCCACTTGCAAGCGTTGGTGGATTTATTGAAGTTGATAGTTTAAATAATGATACAACTCGCAACAGCCAAGGATTTGGTACGACTGGAACATGATTAAAGTTACCACTATTTGCGACTTTGCTGCGGAATATGGAATGTCTTATATAACGACAAAAAAGCGCGTTGAAAAGGCTGGCATTAAACCAATTGGTGTAATAAGAGGCAAGACAAAGGGATTTGATATTTATGATTATGACGAAATTTCAAAGGCGTCTTTAAAGCCAAAACAAGTAAAACAGGTTTTTAACGTGGCAAAATTATGGTAGATATGAATAACAGAGTTGAATCATTTGAAACAAGATTAACAGTTGACAATGTAAATAACCCACCGCATTACAAGAGTGGTGATATTGAGTGCATTGATGCCATCAAAGCATCAATGAGCAAAGATGCCTTTTTAGGTTATTGCAAAGGCAATGTGCAGAAGTATATGTGGCGATACGAGCATAAAGGCGGCATTGAATCACTGAAAAAAGCACAATGGTATTTGAACAAAATGATTGAATCTTATTAAAATAAAAGCCCTCTTTCAAGGGCTTTTTGTTATGCGGCTCGTCTTAATCGCGTATCAGTTCGTAACCCTTCAATTTCGGTAACTAACGCCTGATTCTGCTTTCTGTTCTCTTGAGCCGCTGCAATCAACGTGTTAATCATAATCTCTTGCTTACGGCTGATTTCGCGCAATTCTGCAACTGTTTCACCATTATCGTTTGCACTATCACGGCTTAATGTAACAGGAATTGTGCGACCATCAGGCAATGGAACTGCAGCCTCAGCACCCGCCTCCCCAAAAATAGACGGCGTATTAGCTATTCCGCCCTTGGCGTATTTTGGTAGTCCCAAAAATTCACGCATTGCAGCAGTATCGCTGTAATCACCGCTATAACCAGCATTAACTGCATCGGATTCTAAAAACGAATTGTCTTTTATATAATTTGGAATTGTTGACAATCCACCCCAGTCACCAGCACCTAAAGATGGCTTAATACTTGAATCATTGGCAGCAATCATATTATCCATAATTGATTGTCTAGCAGCAAGAGAATCAATAGATGATTTAGCCGATATTGCCGCATTAGAAATTCCATTTAGCGAGCCGATAACGCCATTTACCGATTCAGCATCTAACCAGAATTTTGTATTATTTGCTGTATTACTGAAATCAACAATCTTTTTTTCTGTATCGGTTGTTTTAAACATAACAACATCGTACTGACCATTTAAGTCTTTTAAACCACCAGTTAATCCTATTACGCTTGTTTTAGCGTTTTCGGTTGTTGTAGTTGGTAATTCAACCTGTTTCCACGAATTATTAACACGCTCAACTTCTGATTTGAACGATTCAGAAACATTAAAGTTAATTTGTTTATTGAAATCAGCCATTACACCGCTAATAATCGATTCTTTTTGTGATGCACTAAATTCTGCACTATCAACAATCAACCGAACGCCAGCAGTTAAGCCTTCTTTTCCATTTGTACTAGCAATCAATTTATCAATAAATTCTGATTCTGAGCCGCCTTTTGCCGATTTATCAATCGCTAAAATAATGCTCGCATAAGCGTCATATCGTAATGAATTTTCAACCGTTGGATTTGCTTTTGTATCAATTGCAATTCGTTCTGCTTGGTCAATCAAATCTTTAAAGATAACCTCGCTTTTCAAGCTTATTCCTTTTGGAATTTCGATTGTGCTTGATTCGATTGCATCTTTAATATCAAGCAGCGTGTTTAATTGCAATTCTTGAACCGATAAACCTTTTTCAAGTCCGCTAACTTCTTTGATAACTTGATCAATTGCATCTACGCCTTCTTTACTTGAAGCATAGTAGTTTTTAAGCGCATTGATGTAAGTATCGGCATATCCAGTGATGCCGCTTAATGCTTGACGTTTAATTTCAGCAGTTGAGCCAAATTGTGCAAGTTTCATTTGCTCGCCAAAATTAGCCTGCGATGCTTTCAATTGGCTTTCAGGTGTTCCAAGTGATGTAGCGCGTAAATTCTTAATCCATGCGTCAATTGAACGGCTAAAGTCCATTAGATACTTTCCGCTGTCGCTTAGTTTTTTAAGTGACTTATCAGCATCATCTGCCGCCCACGCTACTTCCTGCAATGTGCTTGTTAAATATCCGATTTTGTCATTTGCTTCAACGGTTGTATTGGTAAATTTAGCGTAAGCCTTGCGCGTAATTTCGCTTAATTCCGTCCAATCAATAGTTGTTTTTTCCAGCGTGTCTTTTTTTGTTTCTGACTTTTTAAGCTCAATCAATTCTTTATCACGCGCTCTTTTTACAGTTTGCTCTTGAGTTGTCGCGCTTTTTAAAATTGTTTCATCAATCGACTTGAATTTAGCCTGAAACTCATTAACAATTACGCTCATAGTTCCCGTCATATCAGTAACTTTTTTCAAGTCTTTCGAGGCTAAATCTACGCTTTGCGTTGCTGCAGATGCTGCTTGTTCTTGTTGTGCTAATGAACCAATCCCTGCGGCTTGAACGACTGGCAATGCTTGTGCTGATTTTGCTGCATTTGTTTCAGCCGTTCTAACAAGTTCTTGGTAAATGTTCTGATTTTCCTGACCAACAGTAGAAGCACGCTTTACCACAATATCCCACCATCCTGCTGCAAATGATTCAGGTGTAATGTTTTTATAATCACCTGTAATCTTATCGCTCCACGCGCTTGACGTTAGCATCGTTTTTAATTCATTGCTTGTTTCTGGTGCATAAGCGTTTTTAACATCTTGACCAATTGCTAAAATAGAATCAGCAGCTTTTGCCGCTGATTCGCTCGCTTCTTTTGCCTTTGTAAATGCCGCCATCATCTCGCCCCCTGTAACTTTTGAAGGGTCAGCAGAAAGTCCTAGCTGCGGATTTTGAGAAACAAAAGATTTGTAGTCGGAAATTGTAAGTGCTGTTTTTTCTCCCGATGTCAAAACAGCATTGTAGAAGTCGTTAATCGCACCAGTGAATTGCTTCATGCCATCTTTGGCATTGATTGATGATTCATAAATGGTTGTGATTGAATCGGCAAACGCAATAGCCCCCATACCAGTTAAATCGGTTTCTAATCCCAATTTATGAAATGCGCCTTTAACAACAGCAACCTGTGTTGTTAATCTGTAAAGCGTTTCAAGTGTTGCTTCACCTGCTTTTTGAAATGGTGCGACCATTCCGCCTACAATTTCAGTGGCAAGTTTGTCAGTCATTGTGTTGACAAGTTTTGTGATAATGTCACTTACTTCTGAATCTGTTTTTCCTGAAAGCGTGGTTTTCATCATTGGCACAACGGCATTTTCTAAACTTTGTTGAACACCAGTTGATTTGATACCAAGACCTGTAACAGTTTCATCAAGTGTTTTAAATAATCCGCTAAAAATACTGCCGAATGCTTCGGACATTTGGTCGTTATAACCATTGATAACATCAAAAATTTTCTTAGTGTCACTAAACCATCCTTTCGTTGTGGCTTTAACAGTGCTGAAATTATAGGCTTCAAATGCTTTTCCAGCCGCTAAATCAATCATTTTTGCAGGTTGCGTTACAAGTCCTGCACCAATTGCTTCATATTTTGTTTTGCCAATACCAAGCAACTTACCCAATCCATACTGCAATGCTGCAAAGATAACACCACCAGCAAGACCTAAAACAGCACCACCAACAGCAATTGCGGCAGTTGATGACGCGCCAACAGCAAGCCCTGTAGAAATTGCTGCGCCTGACATAGCGGTTGATAAACCACCAAGTCCCGCCATTGCAGCAGCAGATGCACCAACACCAGCGGCACCAGCAGCAGTAGACGCTGCAATGCCTCCAGCAATCATAGCAGGACTGCCAGCAGGGTTTTTATTTGCAACAGTTTGATTACCTTTCATTCCAGCAGTTGACGGTGTAAAACTACCATTCCATGCAATGGCACGCGCGATGGTGTTATCAATGCCTTTTGAAAGCATGGCAAAATTATCATTTATTCCAACCAGCTCTTTATATTCTTTTGCGTGAATATCGTTTAATGCGCGGATTACATTTTGAATTGAATTTGATTCGGATAACGCAGTATCAGCCAATCTAACGTCCGTGGTTTTATCCTTCATCGGAATTAACTTACCAAGCAACCCAACAGCCACGCCGCCAATCATTGCAAAGATATTGCCACTTGATAATCCCATTTTCATTAAACCATCGCTAATACTGCCAATCATTGACTGGAATGTATTGCGTAGTGTTTCGGTAAATGATTTACCCTGAACGACAATTTGCTGGAACATAGAACTAAACGTACCGACTAACTTACGGCTTGATAAACCCATATCATCGAATAATTTAGTTTTTCCAACTTCGTCATAAAGGCGCATTAAATCGTTTATTTTTTCATCGGTAAAGCCCTTGTGACGTTGTGTCGATTCGTATTGTTCACGGTCATTTAATTGAATTTCACGACGTATTTTTTCAAGTGCTTCAACTTCGTTTTCGTACGCTTTTGTTAATTTTTCGCTGTTATCTTTTTTGAAATTACCAGTGTCTTTTAAATAAGAATCAACCATTTCGCTTTGCTTATTCAAATACTCGTTTTCAGACATTCCGCCTCTACCTGCACGCAATTCTGTGTCTGTTTTCTCAAATTTACCGCGTGCCGTTGCTTCAAAAGCTCGTTCAGTTGCGCGTGTTTGTTCATCAAGTGCTTTTGTATGTTCTTTGACGTAATCAGTTGAAGTCAATAATTTGTCGTTTGCTTCACTCAAAAGAGTTGAATACGTTGATTGATTGATACCGCCGTTTTTAAGTGCGCTGGTTAGTTTATCGATTTGCGCGTTGTATTCACCGTAAGGCGTGCTTTCAAGTAATCGGTTATATTCATCTTGTTGTTGTTTTGCTTCACGCAGTGCCGCTATTTCTTCTTTGTGCGCTGCTGATTTTGCAGCCGATGCTTCTTTTGCAAAGTATTTAGCGTGAACCTGTGCTAGCTGCTCTTTTGTCAATTCGCCCATTGACTTTTTTAATTCGTCAATTTCTTGTTTTTCGCGTTGCGATGCAGTGCCAAATTTCTTTGTAAATTCATCATTAGCTTTTACTTTTTTTGCTATTGCATCTGCCTCAGCTTGAGTTGCTTTTTCTTGCTTTTGTGATTGCTCGTATTGTCTATTTGCTTGAAAATCTACAAGTCTTTTTTGTTTTAACGATTCAATTTGTGAGCGTATCTTATTTGGTGAATCAATAATTCCTAATGATTCCATACCCTTTGAAATAAATGATTTTCTATTTTCTGCTGAGTTTAGCTTTGCGTTTAAATCTACAATTTGAGCCGAAATGGACTGATTCATTTTTGCATTGAATCCATCTAAAATAGCCATCCATCCAGTGACAATACTTTTAATCAATCCTTCTGATTTATCATTTAATAGCGTGTTTTCAAATTGCGCCCATGAGTCACCAAGCATTGAAATTTTTCCGCCTAATGTTTCCATCATTTTTGTACTTGCACCGACTGAACTACTACCCATTGATGCAATCAATTTTTCAATCACAGGGCGAGTTAATTCACCTGATGACATCATATCCATAATCTCAGACGTTGTTTTGTGCAATTCTTTTGATAAAAGAGCATAAACAGGAACACCGCGCTCAATCATTTGATTAGCTTCTTCTGCTTGTAATTTTCCTTTTGCATAAGCCTGTCCCAATCCACGCACGATTCCTGAAAGCGTATCGGCATTACCTCCAACCTTAGATGTCATATTGGTTAAATCTTGCATTACTTTAACTGTTGGTTCAATGCCAAAGTTTTTAAGCATTACAAATGATTTTGAAATTTCGCTAACGCTTTGAGGTGTTTCTTTTGCTATTTGTAAAATATCACTAAACGCCTGCTGACCTTTTGCCATTGAGCCAAAAGTAGCATCTAATCGCGCTCGCAAGTTTTCCATTTCGATGTTTGTATTTAAAACATCTTTTGCAAAAGCACCAAAACCAATCAACCCAATCGCATTAGAAATTGAACGCATACTTTCGGATGTTCGAGTTGCCGTTGTTCCCATTTGGCTTATTTCGCGCGTTGCCGATTGCGTATTGTTCGCAGCTTGAGTTGCTGATTGTGAATAACTTGACATCGCAGCAGTCATTGAATGAATGCCAGCACTTGAACTACCTAAACCCGATAAAGATGCAGCCGCCGACCTCGCCGCGCTTGACGTATTATTTAATTCGCGTTCAGTTTGTGTAACCGTTGAATTTAAGCGGTTTAAATTAGCTTGCGCCTGTGTTGCGCTTGAACTGTCTACGTTAATGCGAATACTATAATCTTCGGCTGCCATCTCTATTTACCTTTTTTCTTTTGTGACTGTTTCGCTTGCACTGTTAAAAATGCCGCGTCTATTTGGGTTAATGCTCTAATTTCTAAAGCCGTCGGTTTTCGCCTTGTTAATCTTGACCAAGCATCTATGTCGATATAGGTTATCGGATTTATACCAAATCCATTACTTGTACGGCATCGATGCAACTCAATAAACCATTCCCAAATATAGCTAACCAAATCAGGGAATGGCAAAGATAAATAATCAGGTGGAACGAATGCGCCTTGACGTTCTAAACTTTGCGCGTCATCGCGTAAAGTTCCACCATGTTCATCAACTACATTTAACTCAAATTCGCGCGTTGCATATTCAACGAGCTCACGAATCAGTCTTTGCTGTAGTTTCCCAAATCATTTGACGCTTGCAACACTTGCATTCTAAAACTAACATTTTTTGCCATTAGCCATGTTGCGTTTTCTTTGCTGTATTCTTTTTCAAAACCAGACCACCCAACAATGCGAATCGCCGCGCTTTCGATGATATATTCGTCATCTTCTTCGGCTGTGCGAACTTTATCTTTGCCAGTTACTGTTTTTTGAGTTGACTGGATGCGAATTCGGTTTGCTTGGTTGTTAAGCCACGCTTGAACTTTCTCACTTTCAGCACCTAAAACCTTTACCACAGCACCATTTTTAACGCCTTTTAGGTTTGTTAACTCCAAATCAAAAGGCGTGTCGCTTGCCGATGATAAGTCAACTTCGTCGAATGAAATTAGTTTTTTTGCTGTTTCTTTTGTCATGGTATTTTACCTGTCGTTAAATTAAAAAACCGCCATAACCAATACGGCTATGACGGTTTCCATTGTAGCATAATCGACAGGATTTACACTACGCAGCCTGTGAATCTTGAATCATAATCGTTGTAACTTCAAGACCTGTTCCAGTCACTTCATTTTTCAACGCTGTAAATGGCAACGTAATTTTTAAACCTGTCTGAACGTCATCGCGGTCTGCACCACTAAACTTAATGCGTGGAAATGTGAACGCAATGAAATCGGTATTTTTTGCGGTTGTAGCAGCCAATGCAACACAAACAGTAGCTTCGCTTTCATTAAAGAACGCATCACGCAATGTCACACTGTCAAAATGCGCGGTAATCGTACCCGTTGCTGCGACTGTTCCGCTAAATACATCAGGGCGCAAAGTAGAACCTACAACACCATCAGCAGCCGCAACATTGCCATTAACATCAAATTCAATTGACGTAATCGTTGCGTAAGTTGTACCACCAACTGCAAGAACTCCATTTGCACCACTATCAATACCTGTTGTGGTTGTTGCATTCGTTGACGTGATTTGTTGTGTGGTATTGGTTGTGACATTTAAGCCAATCATCGGAAAATCAACCGTTGCCATTCCATTTGATGGAATTTTGACCTGTGCATTTGACGGTTTAACGTCTGTATAAAGCTCAGATTGTGCAATGTCGCTGTACCAGCTTTCAATTGAGTAATAATCGTTTGTGTGACCACTTGCAGGAACATAAGTAGTTTTACCTGCGCTTGCTAATGTGCAAGATGCAATGGGACCTTCTGCAACCATCGCAGTTGTACCCAATGGTTTAACAGTTAATACCGTTGCAGTAAGTGATAACACAACAACGTGGTTTGTTAAGTTAGCAGCATTCACACTACCTGCACTGATTTTAACAACGTGACCAACACGCACGCCACCAGCGATAAAGTCACCAGTACCGCGCGTAATGGTAAAGTTTGAGCCGCTTGCAGCAATAGTCAGCGATAAACCAGTAATGTCGGTGAATGCCGAAGCCCATGCTTTACGCAATACAGTAGCAAAGAAATCGCTGTACGTTTTAGCAGATAATTCACCGCTTAACGTGCCGTTGATTTGTTTTGTACCGTGGCGCATATCAGCGACCTGTTGGTCTGGTCTGATTTCGTTTGATTGATACGTTTCTTTAGCAAGATTAAAAGGCGCATTAATGCGACGTAAATCTTGACCGCCTGAACCTGTTGCGGGACTACCTAAAGCAGACTGCTTTTTGTAGATATTTTTTTTGTTAATGCCTTGAGCAATAGTCATAATTTCTCTCGAGTTAAATTAAAAAATGTCAGCTTGCCAGTAAATACTAACTGGTAGTCTTATTCTATCACCATCAATAAAGCATTGCGCTATGTGTGGGGATTTATAAACGCTGCACTTTACTGTAGTTGTATCCAATATAGTTGTGCCGCGCTTGAAATGTGTACATAGTAAATCAGCGCGTTGTAGTGTTGGTTTTGTTCCTGTTTCGCTTGGCGATTTCAGTGGATAGCATAATGTAACCTGCAAAATCCCTTTCTCTCGATAGTGTCCATCACCAATAGATGGATTGACGGTATCGGATGGCAATAGATTAACTTGTTGGTATGGCGTGCCAGTAACAGGAACAAAAGTAATCCCTTCCCACGCGGTAGCTAATGCAGGAGTAAGTGCGTTTAGTTTAGATTCCAATGCGGTTTTAATTGCCGTAATACTCATTAAACCACCTCAGCGAATCTATCAATTGAAATTCTTACCATTCCGCTAGGTGCTTGCGTGCTGTGACCATATTCAAGTTTTTGAATGTATGGCAAATTGTTGGTTAGATACACTTTTGCACCTGCTTCATTTGGCACGGTTGCACGCATTGCACCTTCTGGGTCGGATTGTTCATTTTCACCATTAGCAGGGCTACCTATTGTGCATTGCCAGTTTCCTTTAGCACGTCCAGTATCGACAGGTGTCATTTTAATAACGCTCGAAAATACACCAATAGTAACGGCTCTAACTTGCTGATTAACTCTTTGCTGTATTCTTGCTGTGACATCATTAAAACTCATTTTCTGACCTTCAACACTTGCCGCCGTGCATTCACATTCTCAAGAATTTTACGACCATTTTGTAAATTTGACATAAGCCATTCACTTGGTTTGTCTTCGTTCATGTGTTGAATAAAACGAGCGGCATCTTTGCCACTTAAAATAGTTGCCATTATTTTCTAACCTGCAATTCATAAATAGCCACTTTTTCACCACTCCAAATAGACTTAACCGCGAGTACATTATAAACCAATGAATCAATCGTTACGGTATCGCCAATTTGAGGTTCTGTGACTTGCAATGCGGAAATTTTAATCTTTCTATCTCCAACTTGAATTACACCACTTAAAAGCTCAATACCGTTGAAGTCTTTAACCAATGCCGCTACGGTTTGAGTAGTTGTCGAACCGCCCGATAATTCGCCAGTATCGGGATTATAAGTGCCTTCTGTTATGCGCGTAAGCGTGACTTGCTTACCGAATTTACCGATTAACTTATCAGCGGTTGCTCTTGCTCTAATATCTAAAGTCATTATCAGGCGCGTACAGTTTTAGCTTCAAAGCTATTTGTGGACAGTAGCAATGTAGATAACATAGCGTCGATTTGTGAATATCTTGTTTGAGCTGGTGAAAATTCACTATATTCCACTTCAATAACATCTACTTTCTCCCTAATTACAGTTTGACCAACATCAGCCATCAATGCGCCATCGTTAGATTTTAATGCTAATTCAGCACACGCATTTTTTACTTCATTCGGTACAACATTATCCGCTAATAAAAAAGGATATGCTCCAACCGAACCATAAACGAAGGGTTCTAAATAACAAAATGAACGGGGAAAATCTAACGATTGCGTGGCGGTTTTTCGATAACCGCGCCATAAAGTACGATAACGCGCTACCATATAGTCAGTTGATTTGCGTAACAGTTGCTCTTTAACCGATGTAGTTAAAGCATCCCATGTGGTGTTGCCGCGATTTGAATGGTATGTGTCGGCATCTGTAACGCTAATGTAGCTTTCAGCTCCAGAAACGATACTGCCATCTTCTACGATTAGTGTCATAAAATCCTACAATTATAAAAATTTGTGCATAATACAACTACTACACGTCGCACTTGCGTGCTAGTGTATAGTTGTAATTCTTTTTTTGCAATGGTTTTAAAAAGTATATTGTATTTTATTTTAAAATCAATAGTTTATAAAATACATTACAAAAATTGTGGAATACATTTGCCAAAATGTATTGTATGTATTTATGTATTGTTTAAAAATCAATAACTTACTACAAACAACAAAAAACACTCGAAAGGATGGTTAAAAAACATTTTTAA